TACCGTTGTTATCGCCATCTCTCAAGGTGGTACAGGGGCTACTACGGCCTCTGGTGCTCGTTCTAACTTAGGTTTGGGCACAGCAGCTACAACTAACTCAACTGCTTACGCTACAGCGGCACAAGGGGCTTTGGCAGATTCTGCCTTACAGTCTGAGAGTGATCCTGTATTCTCTGCTTCAGAAGCTGCTTCAATCACAAGCACAGACACTACAAATTGGGACACTGCTTACACTGACAGATTGAAGTGGGATGGCGGCTCTACAGGCTTAAATGCCTCTACAGGTCGTACAAGCCTTGGTCTGGCTACTGTGGCCTCTTCAGGCAGCTACAACGACCTGTCAGACAAACCAACTATCCCTACTAACTTGGATAGCTTGACTGATGTTGTCATCACAAGTCCAACTATAAACCAAACCCTCCAGTACAACGGTACTAACTGGGTAAACGCTACAGGTGGCGGGGGTGGTTCAGGCACTGTCACTTCTGTGGATATGTCTGTTCCTACAGGGTTGACTGTTTCAGGTAATCCAATTACTAGCTCAGGTACTCTTGCTGTAACTTACGCTTCTGGTTACTCAATTCCTACTACAACAAAGCAGACAGAATGGGATACGGCTTATACAGACAGACTTAAATGGGACGGTGGAAGCACTGGTCTTACAGCTTCTACAGGTCGTACAAGCTTAGGCGCTACGACTGTCGGTAGTAATCTGTTTACTCTGACTAACCCATCAGCAGTTACTTTCCCTAGATTCAATGCTGACAATACTGTAAGCTCTCTTACTGCTTCCGACTTTAGAACTGCCATTAGTGCAGGCACTGTTACTTCTGTGAACCTCACAGCAGGCACAGGTATTTCTGTCTCTGGGGGCCCTGTAACATCTTCAGGAAGCATTACTGTAACGAACAGTGCTCCAATGACGTATCCCGGAAGCGGCATTGCTGTATCTACAGGCTCTGCTTGGGGGACTTCTAAAACATCTCCTACAGGCGATATTGTAGGAACTTCAGATACACAAACACTAACTAATAAAACTATTAATGCTAGTCAATTAGTAAATGCTTCTATTACTGCTGCTAAATTAGACGGTGCTCAATCAGGTTCTGCACCTATTTATGCTGCTAGGGCTTGGGTGAACTTCAACGGCACGGGTACTGTGGCTATTCGTGCAAGCGGTAATGTTACCAGCATCACGGATAATGGGACTGGCGACTACACAGTGAACTTCACCACGGCGATGTCTGATGCTAGCTATTCTGTAAACGGAATGAAAAACAACCAAGCTAGTAATATAGGTTCTCATCTTAAAATAAACTCCTTGTCAAGTAGTAGCGCAAATATCCAATCTTTTGAAAACAATGCTGCTACAGATTGTTCAACTGTTTGTGTATCTTTTTTCCGTTAACAAGGACTAACCAAAATGAACCAACGAATCATTTACCCAACAGACGAGGGTGGCGTAGCTATCATTGTTCCAACACCAGAGTGTGGCTTGTCTATTGAGGCTATTGCAGCCAAAGATGTGCCTGTTGGTAAACCATTCAAAATTGTGGACGTATCTGACGTTCCTTCAGATCGTACCTTCCGTGATGCGTGGGAGTATCAAGAGTGATTACAGTTAATATTACTAAAGCAAAAGAAATCACTAAAGATCGTTTACGTGTTGAACGTGCTCCTTTGTTACAAGCTCAAGATGTTGCTTATATAAGAGCATTAGAAGTAAACGCAGATACTTCAGCTATTTTGGCAGAGAAACAACGTTTGCGAGATATTACACAACTTGCCGATGCGTGTACATCTTTAGAAGAACTTAAAACTTTGAGTGTTGAACGATGTCTGACCACCAAATAGAGACAGCATCTGCCGTAGTAGCTAAGACAGCTCCTCCTGTGGGGGTTTCCTTGGCTACTGTTGCTGGCTACCAAGTATCTGAATTAGTACTTTGGGCTACTTTAATTTACACTGTTTTGATGATAGGACATAAAGTATACCAAATCTACTTAGATATAAATAAAAAGCTTGACAAAGAGTAAAAATTAGAGTAGGATACAAAGACTATGGCAACTAAAAAACAGACAAACAAGATTGGTAAAGTGATGGGCGAGTACAAAGAAGGTACTCTCCACAGCGGTAAAGGTGGCCCTGTGGTCAAGAACCGTAAGCAAGCTATTGCCATTGCCATGTCTGAGGCTAATATGCCCCAACGTGGTCAGCGTACAGCTAAGAACAAGGCTAAGAAGACCAAATGAGATCGTTAACCCAAGGCGGTAACTTAACCGCTGCTACTGCTACGACAATATACACAGTTCCAACTGGCTACTACGCTAAGTGGAACTTGATGTACTTGTTGAACGGTACAGGGTCTACTAAAACAATCTCTGTGACATGGTACGATGCTAGTGCAAATACAAACATCAGTATCTTGAGTGATTACGGCCTCAGCTCCAAGACTTATTTTAAATTAGATGGTGGGGCGTACATGGTATTAGAAGCTGGTGACTACATTACCATGACCTCAGAAGCTGGTAGCACTATGTCTTATATCTGTACCTTTGAGGTTGAAAAGAAAGAAGGACTATAAAAGATGGCTACATATTTAGACGTAGTTAATAGTGTCTTGCGTAGACTGCGTGAGCCTACAGTTATTACAGTTAACGACACCCCTTACTCATCTATGATTGGTGTCTTGGTTAATGACGCTAAACGTGAGGTTGAGGATGCCGCTGAGTGGAACTCTCTGTCTTCTACCATCACTGTCAACACTACAGCAAACACTTTTAACTATACACTGACAGATGCAGGTACTAGGTTCCGTGTTATTGATGTCTTGAATGACACTTCTAACATTGTGCTCCAGTATGCTCCATCTACGTGGATGAACAAACAGTTCTTGTTGAGCAGTACAAATGCTTCAGGTGTTCCTCTGTACTACAACTTCAACGGTGTAGATAGCAGCGACGACACACAGGTTGATGTCTTCCCTATCCCTGATGGTGCTTACACTCTGCGTTTCAACTTGATTATCCCTCAGTTGGATTTGACATCAGACAGTACACGTATCTTGGTTCCTCATCACCTAGTGTCTATGTTGGCTTACGCTAAAGCTATTGCTGAACGTGGTGAAGACAGTGGTAACCTGTCCTCAGAGGCTTATGCAATGTACAGAACTGCCTTAGCTACTGAAGTTGCTATTGAGCGCAACCGCTACGAAGAAGAAATGAACTGGGTGGCTCCCTAATCATGGCTGAACAACTAATAGGATCATCTATTGCTGCTCCCGGTTTCAAGGGAGTAAACACCCAAGACTCTTCTATCACATTAGAGTCAGGGTTTGCTACTGTTGCTGATAACTGTGTCATTGATAAGTTTGGTCGTATTGGTGCTCGTAAAGGCTGGCTTGCTAAGAACTCTACAAGCACTGACTTAGGCTCTAACCCTATCCAAGCCATTGGTGAGCTTATTGCTAACGATGGCACAAGCTACATTATCTGTGCTGGTAACAACAAGTTGTTTAGACTGTCTGGCGGTTCCCTGACTACCTTGACTTATGGGGGTGGAGGTACAGCCCCTACGATCACAGCTAACAACTGGCAGATGGCTCCTTTGAATGGAGTCTTGTATCTGTATCAAGGGGGTTACGATCCTCTTGTGTTTGACCCTGCTGTATCGACAACAACCTTCCGTAGATTGTCTGAGAAGACAGGACACTTAGGAACAGCAGAGCAGAACAACTGTGCTATCAGTGCCTTTGGTCGTATCTGGAGTGCAGGTAACTCAACAACTAAGAGCCTTGTGCAGTTCAGTGACCTTCTTGCTGGTCATGTTTTGTCTACTGGTACATCGGGCACTTTGAACGTAGCTGAGACATGGCCTAACGGCTCAGATGAGATTACTGCTCTAGCTGCCCACAACGGTTTCCTCTACATCTTTGGTCGTCGTCAGATCTTGGTGTACAAAGACGCTTACGATCCTGCTGCTATGGCCTTGGTGGACACAGTATCAGGTATTGGCTGTTGTGCTAGAGATTCAGTTTCTTTGACAGGTACAGACGTTATCTTTTTGTCTGACTCAGGTGTACGTAGTCTTGCTAGGACTATCCAAGAGAAGAGTGCTCCTTTTAGGGACATCAGTGCTAACGTCCGTGATGACTTAGTATCTGATCTTAACGCTGAGACATTGGCTAATATCAAGTCTGTGTACTCAGACAGCAATGCTTTTTATCTCCTGACATTCCCAACATCAAACAAGACTTACTGTTTCGACACTAGGGCTGCTTTGCCTAATGGTGCTGCAAGGGCTACAACTTGGAGTTTAGTGCCTAAAGCTTTGTTCTCCAACAGGGCTAAGGAAGTGTTGTTTGGGTTTACTAGCTACGTAGGTTATTACACAGGTAACTTAGACCGTACAGCTACCTATAGGATGTCTTATTTCTCTAACTACTTTGATCTAGGACAACCTAGCAACATCAAAGTGTTGAAGAAGTTAGGCTTTACCTTGATTGGTGGTAGTGGTGCTGACGTAGTTATCAAGTACGGTTTTGACTACAGCACTAACTATCAATTCAGGAACGTGTCTCTAGGGACTATCCCAATCTCTGAGTATGGAACAGCAGAATACGGTATTGCAGAATACACAACTGGTATTGTCTTTGATAACCAACGTATCCAAGGCTCAGGCGCAGGTTCTGTTATTCAGTTTGGTGTTGAGGTAACTATCAACGGCTTTGAAATGAGTGTTCAAAAGATGGACATTTTCTGTAAATTAGGAAGAACAATATGAGTGATTACAGCATTACAACTGACTTTGCTGCTAAGGATTCCCTTAGTACAGGCGATGCAAATAAGATCGTCAAGGGTACTGAGATTACCGCTGAACTACAAGCTATCCGTACTGCTGTAAACTCTAAGGCTGACAGTGCAAGTCCTACATTGACTGGTACTCCATTAGCTCCTACAGCTTCGTCAGGTACTAACACAACACAGATTGCTACTACAGCGTTTGTTACTGCTGCTCTAAGGGCTTTGTATCCTGTTGGCTCCATCTACACCAACGCATCAGTATCTACTAACCCCGGTACTTTGCTAGGCTTTGGTACTTGGACAGCCTTCGGTGCAGGTCGTGTTATGGTGGGTTTTGACGCAGGTAACACACTGTTTGACACTGCTGAAGAGACTGGTGGTAGCGCAAATGCTATTGTCGTTAGCCACACACACACACTTACAGATCCGGGACATAGCCATACAACAGGAACAACACTTACTGGATCAGGTTCTAATTTCTTTGCTGGAGGTGTTTCAGGATCTACTACTGTAACCTCGACAGCTACCACAGGTATTACTGTTGATTCTACAGGTAGCTCAGGCACTAACGCTAACTACCAACCTTACATCACTGTTTATATGTGGAAACGCACAGCTTGATAACTGATGAAGACTCCTGTTGTTTTCCATGACGACTACGTTGTTTATCTAGAGTTTTTTGATGGCAACACATTTATCCACTGTGACTGCTACAAGTGGAATAAGAAAGTAAAGAATAGTTTACAACAGGATGTAGACAGTTTAGTTAAGTTACATAGAAAGCCAATCATAGCTATCCATGAGATTGAAGACAAGAAACATAGAAAGTTTTTAGATATTATGAAGTTTACCTATCACTCCGACATTCCTTGCACAGACGGTAAGGTTCGTCAACTTTTCACAAGAGGTCTATAATGGGAATTGAAGCAGCACTTATTGGAGCAGGTGG